GACTCTATCTTTCTATTTTACATGCAGGGCAGGTCAGTATTGACCATTCTATCATACGAAAGATAGTCCCTGCTCCATTATTAAGGGGGTATTGATGAAATATGACAACTTATTAGATGAATGGTGTGCAGGTGGCAATAGATGCCCTTTGCCATCGGATATGATCCACTCTATGAGAAATCAAGAATGTACTGAATCAAGAAGAGAGAGACAACAAAGAATGATAGATCATGGGGAAGTTGATCCAGATTATTTTAATCGATAATAAATAGGAGGTATTTAATTGAAATACTATCCAAGAAACTTACTGCTAATTGCAATTGTGATTAGCATCATAACTTATCAAGCTATTACAATTCAACAAAAAGATCAAAAGATAATAAGCCAAAAAGTGAAATTAGAAAAGGCTAACGAAAATATTAAGCTACTTAACGATGCGGTAATGCTAGTCGGTGTCGGGGGTGAAGGGGAAATATCAAATTACGCTCAGGTAATTCTTAATAGAAAAGGAGTTAACCAAAAATATGACTGGCGTTTCCCTGATCTTGAATTTCCTTTGAAAAAAGATACGACTTATATAACTAGCGAGTATAATGATATACGCTATAATGCAAAATATGATTATAAGTTCAAGATTAAGAGTGTCGATTTGAAATGTATCGATAATCTTAGAGTGAAGGCCAGTATTACAGGTATTTGCCATATAATGAATAATGAAGACTATGGCAATCAAATTATAATTGTAAAAGAAGAAACTAAAGAATGTATATTATATGGGCATCTTGATAGAGTTGATGTAACTGAAGGTCAATTAGTAGAAAAAGGTCAGTATATAGGCATAGTTGGAAATACCGGACATTGTTTAATTTTCGACTTTAGGCAGGCGAAATGGCGAGAGATAACTGAAAGCGAGAGGCTTCAAGGATTTGGAAAGCATTTAGATTTTGAATACCGAGTCAATGGTGTTCCGCAGAACGTATTTTCAAATAGTATTTTAGGCAATGATGTATTATAAAAAAAGGAGAAAATATGAAAAAAAACGAGATAAAAGTTAAAAAATGTGATTTAGAAAAAATAGAAGATTTAGACTTTGAGTTCAAATCATATAGCCAAACCATTAAATTTCTTTCAATAGCATCCCAAACAGCGAGAAAAAAATTATGGGATTATATAGAGAAAGAATATAATCTTAATACTACAGATTTTAGTTGGAAATATGAGGATGGTAAAATAATAAGATTAGATAAATGATGTATTGTGATTAATAAGCCCGATTCATCACGGGGAAGTGTCGGGCTTTATTTAAGGGGGAAACGTGGAAATAAATTTAAAAGAGATTAGAGATAAATATCCAGAATCTGAAAAATTGTTTTGGAAATGGTTATATAAAAATAGGACAGGATATGAAGCTAAAGATGAAGATATATTATATATAAAAAGAGATGTTAAAGATATTTGCTATTGTGATCTTGAAAAGTTCTTTGATGATAATGGGATAATAATTGAAATTAGATTAATATCTGGTTTTTGGTATGGATTTATTGAAAATCAAAACAAACAAAATTATATTTCTAAAATAGATAATATTAAGACAAATCAAATAGATTGCACACGATCGTATAATTCTCGTCAAGAAGCAAAACGACAAGCAATATTAAAAGCCTTTGAAATATTAAACAATCAACTAGAGGTGAAACAATGAAAAAAATAGATACAGACGGTTATAGAGAAAAAAAAGACCTCTTAGATATCCAAGAGGATAATAAGCGAAAGCATAACACTATAAAAGCCAATTATGAATTATACCCAAATGAAACATTAAAAGAACAATTTAAAACCATTTACGAACATTACATTAACGGAGTTAAACAAAATGCGTGAAGACTATACAACAAATCAAATAAAAAAACACATAGTAAATGCAGAAAAAACAACAGTAGACAAAAGCAATTCTGAGTTCCTATTCACTCGAAGCTACATTGACTTCAACGGTGGGAAAGAATCCATTACAGTAATACTGGGAGTAGACTACTTGGCAAGCACTTTCAAAATTCTGCCGATCAAGGGTGATATGTTTAATTTCAATTACTGCAAACATGAAAGTATAAGCATGCACAAAGCAATATTAACCGTAATGGCTGAGGCATATGAGTTCGGAGTTAAGGAGATAAGTAATGTTAAGCTATGAGATTAAAGAGAGATTTGAAAAGAGTATACAAAATGATATAGATTGTTACGGAAAAGTAAATGCATTAAAAAAACAAACTATAAATGAGTTTTTTGAATATTTACCAGAGGTAGAAAAGATAGAAAAAGAAAATGATAAATTAATAGAAATTGTTAAATCAGTAGGCGGTATATTATATACATGTATTAAGTTGCTATCTGGCAGCACTTTCGCGCGGAAGTTATAGCTTAAGAAGTAATTGTGATCCCTATTCTCACGGCACCGTATTTATAAAAACGTTACGGTTCTAGGCAGATTATGATAGCAACTATTATTTATAAGGTATTAACATGAAAGATATAACAATTATAGATTTGTTTATCGTTGGTTTGATGTTATTAGGATTACATCATTTTCTCTTATATGTAAGATCAGCGATAAAAGAATATATAAAAGATAAATATAAAAAGTAAGGTATAACATGAAAAACGGCTATTACGAATGTGAAAGATGTCCACGATGGTTTAAAGTAGTTGAAGGTGTCGAAATAGAAGTAAACTATCGAGAGGCTCTAAGATATAATGTTGAACTTATTAAGAAGAAAGATTGTAAGGTTTGCATGGGTAAAAAAAGTAATGCAAGAAAGAACTATGATTATTCACATAAAAAAGTAGTTCAAGATTATGGTAGGTATAAGAGTTTTATATAAAAGAGGGGTTAGTATGTGTTATCAATGCTGGTTAAAAGAAGGTGAGTATAGTATCATCAACAAAAAAACAAAAGAAGCTGCAAGATTGATTTCAAATATATACAAAACAGACGACGGCGTTTGTGGAGGCATAGCTCATATAGTTGTAGACGACTGGAATCTCGGCGATAATAGTATAGATTTTTGTCTCAATGATACGGATGATGTTGATATCTCAAAGCGATGTAAGAACGCCTGTATAAAGGGACTGAAGTATTTGAGAGAATTAACCATAGAAGAGCGTTATTCAGCGATGGCTATTGCGGACGGTATAATATGAACATATTTATTTATAAGATATTACGAATGATATTTTACGTGTCTTTAGGCCTAGCATTAACAACTATCTGCATGGTCAGTGCCGGCGTATCAATAGTTCTATCAATAATGTGGCATAAGCCTTTGCTTGCGTTAATTGCAATACCTGCGTTTTTAGTGTGGTATATATTGTTGCCGTTAATTATAAGGAAGTATTATAATGGATAATACGAATGATGAAAAAGAAGCTGAATTATTTCAAGATGCTTTAGAAGATTACATAGGTAATTTAAAAGATATAGACCCTGAAATTACAAAAATAGTTGATGATAATTTTTGGGACTTATTGTAATGTTATTTAGAATAATAGCGTGGATAATATTTCTATCCCCTTTAATAGCAATAATAGGGCTGATAGTTAGTTTAATTTATTTAGTGAGGTGAATGTGGAAGAAAAAAAGATAAGTGAAGAGTTTGCAAGAGAGATTGTGAGTAAATTAGGTGTAGAAGATATTGTAGTTTATGTCGATTTTGATAGTCAGCTAACAAAAATAGATATTGAAGCCACTAAAAGATGTTTTTATAATAATAAGCTAAAAGATTACATAGAAAAATCACGGGAAGAAGAGATAAGGGAGCTGTTAAAAGAAAATTATGCTCATAATAGAATTTTATTATATAAAGAATTAGTAGACATACTAGACAGCAAGATAAAACAATTGACAAATAAATAGTAAAAGGGTAATATAAAGATATGCTTTATCCGAATAAATATCAATCGTTAACAATATGGCTTGAACCAAGAACAGAAATTGAGAGAGTATTTAGAGTTGGTTTTAATCGCAGAATAAAAAGAATGTGCTATCTATTAGAAGTGTTGCATCAATATAAGGCAAAGAATGATCGTAGACAAGTCTTGCTTCAAAAATTAAACAAAGAGAATGACAAGATGATAAATCTGTATAAAAATAATCATAGATTTGCAAACAATTAATAATAAACTATTTGGGAAGTGTAGGATAAAATGAAATAATGAGAAAGTTTAGCAGGTGTTTTACTCCCGAACAAATAAAAAAAGCCACAGAATTAGCAAGTCAAGGATGTACTGTAAAAGTGATCTGTGATTCTATTGGTATATGTGAAGCTGTATCTTATGAGTTTACGGAATCTGAAAAAGAGTTTGTAGAGAAAGTTACAGCCGGTATAAATGAATCATTTGTTGCAATGGAAACGTGTGTTTTCGGGGGATGCCTTACAAACCCCAACTTAGCACTAGAAACCCTGTCAAGACGACGTGCTAGAGATTGGGGGCGTAAAGACTACCAAAAGATCGATGCCAATGTGAAGTCAAGCAATACGCATAACATAGACTATTCCAACCTAACGGAGGATGAGGCAAAAGAGCTATTCAAGAAAAAACAGGAGGAAATGAAAAATGAAAAATAAACTTATGCTTTTGCTATGTGATTTGGCTAGAACGAAGTCCGATCTGATAGTTTTTTATAAGATGAAATATTTAGAAAAGAGAAAGCATAAAAAAACAATATCTTATTTAGAGGATAAGAGTAAACGTTTAGTGCAAGATATCGTTGAGTTTATGTCTCAGGATACTTACATAAAAAATAAATATTTACAATATAGAGTATTAGACATTACGGGAGAGTATAACAGTCAATTATTATTTTACCTGTCTAATAAGGTTATAAATTTATATGATTTAATAACGGATTATGCAAAATGACAAGTGAAGAAAAGATTAGACACATAAAAAAAGTCATGTCCTACTTACACATTAAAAAAAAACAATACTGGATAGACCGCATTGCAAAGGCTAAGACGCTTGATGCAAAGGTTTATATAGCAGAAAAAATTAAAATGGATGATTTAGGTGTATAATACAATACAGCAGGCTGTTGACTATGCCTATCAAAACAAAATGAGGCTTTTGATTGAAGTCGAGCCGGATAATAAGCGTATATTTGTTTACTGCGATGAATTTAATGTAACTGATTTTGCTAGCATATTAAGACCAATTAAAAAGATAACTAAAATAAACTATGTAACTACTAACCAGTTTATTAAATATGAGTATTACCCAAAATGTGTTAAGTTGGAAGTAAGTAAAGGTAAAGTACAGTTAAGGTTTTGGAGAACTTACAATATTGATTTAGTTGAAACACCCGATAAAGACATTTACTTTGTTGACAGGAATAGGGCTTTTTTGCCGAATGAAAAAGAAATGCTAATTGAGCTTATAAGTAAGATAGACTTTAAGCAGAATACACTTGAAAAAATACAAGAATTGTTTTATAATGATGAACGGATTAAAAACTACCAGTTGCAAGAATTAGAGATTAACCTATACAATCACTTTGGAGTGATATTTTACAAATGATTTTAACACACATAATTTGCTTTATATTATTATGGATTCTATATTTTATTTTAGACTATGCTGTATTTAGTGCGTTGAATAAGTTTATATTGCTAAAATATACAGATATTAGGGATTTCATTTGATGTATATTAAATGCCCGTATTGTCAAGCAGAGTATAACGACTCAATGAAACTTTATAATGGCGATATCTCAGAGTCTACACTATGTATACTTAATGGATTGAGATATGCGGAGCTTATGCTAAAGAGGGTACGGTTTATTACGTTCGATAATAATATATATGAATGCCCTGAATGTGGAGTAACATTTGATAATAAACTGGATTTAGTTTTATTGAGGGATAAGTGGGTGACAAAAAAGGAATTCATAGAGTTTCATAATTTATGATGTATAAATGCAAAGAGTGTAACAACACAATAAACATAGATGATAAAAACGGCTTCCTTTTCTGGAAGTATTCTAAAAGGAGAGACCCTTGAAATATGAAATTAAGCAGTTAATAATTGGGGATCAAATTATAGATAATTTTAACGCCAATGACGATGATATCCTATTAGAAAATAATGGTATTTTTGAGTTTAAGCTTGGTTTTGAAAATGCAAGAAAATATTTAATCCTTAGCCAGATATTGCATGTTAAGGAAATAAAATGAACTATACAAAACTAAATGCTTTTAACGAGTATTGTAAATCAATCCCAGAATACAACAAAGTAAAGCCGAGTCAAGTAATAATAATCTGGAAGTCTTATAAATGGAAAATGTATTGGATAGGATGTATTATAGGAATTATATTGTATAAAATGGGGATCCGATTTAATGAAAATAAGCTACACGGACAGGCTAAAAAGCCTTAAAGAGGTAAATAAATATATAGAGCTTTATTCAATCCCCACCGCAGAGTCATGTATCGATTTTATAAATCGGTTTGTGTTTACATATGACCCTAGAAAGCAAGAACAAAACATTCCCTTTGAGTTATTCCCAAAACAAGAGGAGCTTATTAGGTGGTTATGGAAACTTTACATTGACAAAGATAAGGGTGCGATAGATAAGGCGAGAGATGTTGGTGCGACGTGGTGTTTTTTAGCATTTTCAGTATGGATGTTTTTATTCCAAAATAGATCAATAAACTTATACAGCTATAAAGCGGATGCGGTGGACCGTAAAGGAGATATGAACTCTCTTTTCGGAAAAGTAAACTTTATATTAAAATATTTGCCTGCCGAAATGATAAAAGGCGTTATTTCTACTTATATGCTTATTCGTAGAGGTGATGCTGCTATATCTGGTCTATGCGGCGATGAACCCAGAGGTGGAAGGGCGTCAGTTTTACTAAAAGATGAAAGTGCGTTCTACGAACAAGCTGAGAAAGTAGAAGCTGCATTGTCTGAGTTTGCAGATTGTATAATCGATGTTTCAACACATGCCGGAACTAATACAATTTTCTATAACAAGGTTACTTCAGGTGCTATACCGATTTTTATTTTTGAATGGCTTGACAATCCATTACACACAAAAGAACTATATGATAAGAAAAAAGCAATAGCTCAAGCAGAGGGTATGCTTCATGTATTTGCAAGAGAAATTGATCGTAACCCTATGGCATCTATTGAAAACGTGGTTTTCCCGAACGAATATGTGATTAGTGTTAGAAAGTGTGATTATGTAGAAACTGGATTAAGGCGAGCGGGTCTTGATATTGCAGATGAAGGTCAGGATACAAACGCTCTTTGTGTTATGGATGGCAATGAGCTTTTTTATCTTGATGAGTGGTCTAATTTAGATGTAGTTGAAACTGCAAAAAAGGCATTTTGGAAATGTGTTGAGTTAGAAGTTGAAGTAATGCAATATGACTGTATTGGTTTGGGCGCAGGGACGAAAGGGATAATAAGAGACCTACAAGATCCATTTAAAGTAAAGCAGAAAGAAATTAACTCTAAGCTAAAGGAACTTAAAGAAGATCAAAAAGAAGAGATTGAAAAATTAACAAAAGAATTAAAACGAGTAAACATAATTGCTAACATGAAAATTAAGGGGTTTAACGCTGGGAGTAGACCTCTTAATCCCGATGGCATAGAATACGGGGATAAAACTAATAAAGAACTATTTGAAAATATAAAGGCTCAGGTTTGCTTTAAGCTAAGAACAATGTTTATGAATACACACAAATACATGAATAATGAAGACCATGATAAGCGTAAAATACTATCATTTAAAAACTTTTCTGATAATATATTATTTAATAAGTTTGTGAGGGAAATATCACAGCCTCAGCATAAGTTGTCATTATCAGGCAAGATCATAATTGACAAGAAGCCAAAGGGTGCTAAATCACCTAACTTGTTTGACAGCTTACAAATTTGCCTAGCCGATGTTGAGGAAGAATGGATAAATTGGTCAATATTATAACTTTTTATTTGACATTGACTTACTTATAGTTTATATTAAAAAAAGTGTAAGTTTGTTTGACATACACTTTAAAAATCCGAATAAAATAAGTAGGTAAAAAATGGGTAGATTAGTAGACGCTATTACAGCGGATATCGTAAAACAGCACGGCATAGTTCCAAATAATGTATTTTTTCTTGATCCAGTTGATGGATATACGACAGGTGATGGCACGTTACAAAAGCCATATAAGACTTTAGCCGCAGCTTATGCAGCATGTACTACAGAAAAAAATGACTGTATCGTATGGATTGGCAAAAACGATTCAAGTAAGCAAGAGCTTACAGCCGGCTTTACATGGGCAAAGAATGCAACGCATTTACTCGGTTATTGTGCAGATGTATTAGAGGGTAAGCGCTGTAGAATTACACAGCTATCAACTTTAACAGGGGCAACTCTATTAACAGTTAGTGGGGCTAATAACATTTTTGCAAATATTAGAATCAATCAGGGCGTAGCAGATGCGACAAGTCTTGTGAACGTTCTTGTATCAGGAATAAGGAATAGGTTTAAAAATTGTGAGTTTGCAGGCATAGGCAATGCAACACAGAGCGCAGCTGGATCAGCATCTTTAAAGATTGACGGAGGGGCAGAGAACTTATTTACAGATTGTGTTATCGGTCTTGATACAATTGAAAGAGACGCAGACGCAACTGAAATACTTTTAGATAGTGCAGCAACTAGAAACACGTTTAGAAATTGTATAATTAAGTCATACATTTCAGCAGCAGGATTTGCAAGTGTTACTATTGCAGATGGTACAGGAATAGATCGATCTTTAATTTTCCAGAATTGTTTATTTATGACAGATTCAACCAATAGAGCCGTTTCACAAACACAGGTATTTAGCATACCTGCAATTGTTCAAGGCGAAATTGTTCTTGATAAATGTTCGTATTTGACACACGGAGATACAGGAGTATGGTGTAGCGATGCTAGAGCTATTATATTTAATAACTCTCCGGCAGCAGCAGCAACAGGCGCAGGCGGTGAATGTACAACTTTATAATTATTTATTTTATATTGCCCTCTTGTTTAGAGGGCTTTATTAAGTAAATAAGGTGAATAAATGAAAATATTAGATAAAGTTGCCTCATGGGCTGGATATGAGAAAAAAACAAGTTCTACTGAGGCAAGAGTAGCAATAGCCGATCTAAGACAAATGTTTGATACTGGGTTGTCGCCTCAAACTGCTTTTTGGCTATGGGCAAAGAGCGATAGCGTCGGTGATGCGATTGACCGTATTGCAGACGACTTTGCACAAATTAGACCTGTTTTAATAGATAAAAAAACTAAAGAGATAACACAAGATCATCCCGCTATTGACTTGATTGAGATTCCACAATTTGGAGCGTCTGGAGGCAGGCTAAAGAGAGAACTTGCCGTTTCGTTCTTGGCGAGCGGTGAATGTTACCCTGTTCTAACAGGCAATGTAAATTATGAGCCTTCAGGAATGTATCAAGTTTATGCTTGTAATGCTTCACCTGTTGATGGTGAGGACGGATATATACTTGACATTATTTTTTCAGCATTAAATGATATGGGAACATATAAACGCGAGACCAATTATAAGCGCGGTATGCTTGTCTATCAAAGAGAAAACGATCTCGCAGAGACGATAATGATAAAAGGGTCTAGCAGAAATTACGGCAATAGAGGTCAGTCTAAGCTAGAGCGTATATATTATCAAGCAATGACAAAATATTACGGGAATATTCACAATACAGGACTGTTAAAGAACGCCTCGCGCCCGGGCGGTCTATGGAGTCCTGCAAACGCTAGTCTAAGTCAAGATCAATACGAAAAGTTTAAAGAAGAAGTCGCTAATTTTCAAGGGGCATATAGCGCAGGCAAAGATGTAGTTGCTCCACAGCCGATAAAATATGAGAATTTTTTACTTAATCCAAGAGACATGGATTTTGTCAATCTAATTGAATCAAGCCGAGTTGAAATATACGGACAATATAAAATACCTTTGCCATTAGTTGTAACTAAGACAATGACACTTAATAATTATGCAAATTCAGTATTAGCTTTTTATGACTTTGCAGTAATGCCAGTTGGTAAGTATTTATTTGGTGAGATGGGCAGATTTATATTACCTCGTTATAAAGACGGCGATAGATTTGTAATGTCGATTGATGAACGTGATATATCGGCGTTGAAAGAAAGAATGATGGAGAGAGCCAAGTCGATGGCTCAATCAAATGTATTCAGCGATAATGAAATTAGAACTGAGGCAGGATATGAGGCCTATGAAGGCGGGGACGCCATCTATAAACCGGCAATGCTTACACCGATTGGAGAAGATACCTATACAGATGACAACAGAAGGAGCTAGTTATGGTTGAGAAGAAAACATGGCGAGAATTTAGAAAATCAGGATTGTTGTTTTTTATAAATCAAATACTTCATGTTTTTGGGTGGGCAATAGTAATTGATTTTGAAAGCTACGAAAAAAATACAGACGATGGAATTATTAAAGAAGTCTACCCTGCCCGTGTTAAATTTAGAGGCTTTGATGAAAAATCAATTGATGAAGGCTATAAAAAAGTAACACATTATTTAAAAGAGAATATTGATAATTTAATAAATGATCTAGATGATTAAATATGAAATAAAAGATTACAACTTTGATAATCTTATAAATATAGAAGTCAATCCAAAGTCATTAAAAGATTATGACTTTGTAATTGAAGCTCTTAGACATAATGAAATAAAAAGGGTTGTTAGTAAGCGTGATTTTATTGCACAGCAAGGCGTTAAACATTTAAGGCAAAAGTTGGAACTCGAAAGAGCGTTTATTCCTGAGTTAAAGCAATACTTTAAAAAGCAAATGGCTTTAATCAAAAAAAAAGAGCCTAATATATTGACAATACAGCCTTGTCTTGAAGTTCATTACATGAATGTCGCTAAGAAGATTGTAGGTAAAGAGATAAAACAGCAAAGCCTTGATGATACGGTAAAAATGCTTATCGAAAGTAAAATAAAAAAGCAGTCCGGAATAATAGACGGAACGACTAATGAAGAAATAGAAAATTCCGTAAACATGGCAAGAGAACAACTTGCTAATGAGGGGAATTTCAGTCCGAGCCAAGCTGTATTATACATGATTGCAGCTAAGATTTTTTTAAATCGAGTGCAGGGTAGAATACAAGGCATCGCAACGACTGAAACTCAAGGTATGTATGAAGCGTTAAGGGCTTCGTTAGTGCAAAATGCAAATAATGAATTGACGGATGTAATCGTCGAGGGTAACCGCTCAAGAGCAAGAGAAATTGCAGATTTAACCGAGTCTTATACTCACATGCAGATTGCCGATAGCTTGGAAAAGCCTAGACAGGATAATAGAGTGTTATTTGCTTTAATTGCTCTTGCCATGAAGCAATGGCTTACTATGGGTGATTTAAAAGTACGTCGGTGGCATCAAGAAGCTAACGGACAAACTGTGGCGGTAACAATGGCTTTTATGGTAATGGGTGAAATGTTACAATATCCGGGTGATCCGAATGGAAGTGCAAAAAATATTGTATATTGTAGATGTAGTGTAGTGTATTTATAAAATAATTGTTGACTTAATGTCATAATGGTTGTAAAATGCTAAAAGAGATTGAAGATAAATATATAAACATTACTAAGAAATTAGTATGGGAGTTGAGGGAAAAAGGTCTTAACGTAAACAGTATAAAAGTTACAATTGACGGCAACGAAGCCCGTGATAATTATACGGTTAAGACAGAACATAATTTATAGTATTTAATTTAGAATAACAATAGACGATGAAAAGGCTTGTTATTTGATAGGGGAACTATCAAATAACAAGCCTTTTTTTTGTTTTAAGGAGAAACAATGATATTAAATATATCAGGGTATAAAGTTTTAATTGACGATAAAGATTATGATTTGGTCAAAGATTATAAATGGTATGTTTATATAAATAAAAGTGGTTATAAAAGAATCATTGCAAAGAAGAAAAATAAAAATATAAGTTTTGCAAGGACAATAATGATCCCTAATCTAAATGAAGAAGTGGATCATATAAATCATAATACTTTAGACAACAGAAGATGTAATTTAAGAATATGTACTCATCAAGAAAATTGTTATAATTTAAAAACACGAAAAGATAATAGTTTGGGAGTTAAAGGATTATGGTTTAATAAAAAAACTAATAAATATGTAGCCGTAATAAGAACAAACGGAAAAAAAGTTTTTCAAAAATATTTTAATAATATATCAGACGCTAAAAGAGAATATGATAAAAAAGCAAAAGAAATATTTAAAGAATTTGCCTGTTTGAATTAATTATAGGGGGGGGGTAAAGATGGAATATACAATAGCTCCGTTTGAGATAAAAGCAACAAGTGAAGATGATGACAACTATATTGTGGAAGGTAAAGCCGCAGTATATGGCAATATTGATCTTGGGGATGATATAATTGAAAGTGGTTGTTTTGGCGGAGATTTAATAAGCAAAAATAATGAGAGGCCTATATTGTGGTCTCATCAAAGACTAGAGCCTATCGGTAGAGGTGAGTTTAAAGAGTACTCTGACCATTTATTCGTTAAAATGTATTTGCCAAAAAAAGATACCTTTGTAACAGGTAGGATAATGCCTCAAATAAAAGTAAGGAGTATAACCGGTTTATCAGTTGGCTATCAACCAGAAGAATTTAGTTACGATACTGTAAACGATAAAACTATAAGGCGATTAAAAAGATGCCAGTTGAAAGAAACTTCGCCGTGCGTTTATCCCATGAATGAGGAAGCAAGAATCGAAATGATTAAGTCATTCCAAAATCACGAAGTTAAAACAGATGAAGCATCAAAGATCGTAACGTCATTCAAAGATTATGTAATTGCAGACGATGTAAGCTGGGATAAAGCAAAGTCGGTCAAACAAATCAGAGAACATACTAACAGCACAGATGCACCGAGTTCGGCATATAAAAATTGCTTTATGTATTATGATGCTGAAAAAACAGATGATTTTACTGGTTATAAAATGCCATTTGTTTATTGGATGGATGGAAGTTTTAAGGCAATCCCAAAGGCACTAAGTGCAATAGTAGGCGCTATATCGGGCAGGGGTGGAGTTGACATATCAGATGCAAATAAAGAAAAAATTAAATCACAAATAAATATGTATTATCGAAAGATGGATAGGGAAGAGCCTTTTAAATCTAACGGCAATACATTTATTGATAAAAAAACCCTTGAGGGTTTAGAAAAACGAGATTACGAGAAACTATTCGATGATAACATTATTCTATCGAGTCAAGCGAAAAAGAAAATTGCAGACAGCTTAAACTTTGGTAATGAAGTAAAAGAGGTCGAGGATGATTATTTTCTTAAAGGCTTAGAGAAAATTGAATCGAAAATTAACAAATTATAGGAGATATAAATGGACGAAGATGATATCAAAATTGATGAATCAAAATCTAGCGAACCATTAACAAAGGGCGAAGCCGTAAAAATGGCTAACATAGTTAATAAAGTTCGTGCAGTAGCAGAAAAATATGGAACGGAATCTGCTGAGTTCAAATCATACATGGAAAAAGCTGATAAGGACTTAAAATCTCTTGATGAGAAGCATGAAAACTTAGTAGCACAAATTAAAGAAAAAGAAAAAGAAGAAACTGAATTTAAAAAGAGAATTGAGCATCTTGAAAATCTCGGTGCAATGGCAGGAAACAAAGATGAGAAAAAACAAGACCCTCATTTTGTAATGAACGCAATCTTTAAGAAGAATTGGTCAGGGTTTGCAGAAAAACACCCACAGGATGCAGATATATATATGAAAGAGATGGGAACTGTTTTAAAATCTCTTGGAGACGACACTCCAGCTGAAATTAAATCTTTCCAGAATTCCGTTTTACAATATAAAGCTGCAAACGATCTATTAAGAACTGATATCGGCGAGCTTGGCGGGTACTTAGTTCAACAGTCATGGTCTAATAGATTAAGAGAACAAATTGTTGAGTATTCGGCAGTAAGACGATATGCAAACGTAGAGAGTATATCTGGTAAATCTATTGTAATGCCAATTGAACAAGGTGTACCGACTGCAAGTTATGAAGGTGAAGCAGAAGAAGGCGATGACGGAACTCCAAATTATACATCAACAACACTTACGCCTCATAGACTAACAGTAACCGTGCCGATAACTTGGGATATGCTTAATAATTCAAGCTATAACATTTCATCAAGAATTATGAATACTGCAAGAAAATCGTTTGCACAAAAAGAAGGTGAAAAGTTTATTGAAGGTAACGGCATTAAAGAACCGCTTGGATTTACTCAAGATTCAGACGTGCCTATTTATACATCCGCAACAAGCATTTTAGATTTTAATGATCTTATTGGTATTACAGGCGAGTTAAAACGTGGGTATAATCCGATGTATTTCTTCAATAGAAGAACTCTTGCGTATCTTAGAACACTTCAAGACGATGTAGGCAGATATCTTTGGAATCCTGCTTTTGGTGATGCTGCAAGCGGTGCGCCTGCAACCATTAACGGCTATCCATATTCAGCAGATATGATAGATATGGACGATTACGACACAGCCACAGGTAAGCCGATTCTTTTTGCAGATATGAGAGAGTTCTACTCAATTACAGATAGAACCGATATAATCGTCATTAGGGATGAACTTACACAAAAGAAGAAAGCTATTGTTGAGTTTACCTTGATGGCTTGGAATCACGGGCAGCCTGTTATGAAAGAAGCAGGAATTATTTTACAACTACACGCATAAGGGGGTAAGGAATGGATAATGATAAATTTTCAACTGGTAAAAGTGGAGTAGCTCTTGCCAGCACAAACATTGTTACTGCGACCACTACAAGCGGATCAATAATTGATACAAAGGGTTATAACTCATTGGTCTGTGCTGTAGTTGTAACTGCGGTAACTCAGGGTTACATAACGGCGGTAACATTTCAAGAAGGTGATGAGTCTGATTTATCAGATGCTTCAACTCTTGATGATAGCCAACTGTTAATTTACGATACTCAGTTTAACGTAACGGCAACAGGTGTTATTAGAGTTGGGTGTATTTCTAAAAAGAGATATGTAAGGTTAAGGATTACAACAGCAACTGCCGGAACGGTAGATTTAGTATGTCATGCAACTTATGAATTGAATGACGCATTAAGTTCTCCGGGCCAAGTTCAATCGTCTGTGTTAGCCACAAGTGAAATAAACGTTCCGGGAACAACTAGCGATGTTATCGTAACGCATCCTAAGAGAACAAGTTAACTCCTTGAAATAAAAGAGGTTTGAGAGATGGTCATAAGTCCGTCATATATAGAAAAAACAGATATAGAAGATACCTTAGTGGTAAGTGTTTCTGAGATGGGGACATGGCTTAATCTCTCTTCCTCTGCTATTACTGCACATACAACGTTATTAACTGAGTTGATAGAGTCGGCTGTAGAAATTGTAGAGGAATACACATGGCTATCAATAAGAGAGACAATCTATGAGGCTTATTTTGATGTTGATAGCTTAGACTTA